CGCCGCGCGCGCTTGGAGTGCCACGGTGTCCACGTTCGCCGACGTGTCGAAGCTGAGCGCGAGTTGCACAGACTGCAAGATCACTTGACCGACAATGACGTCGATGAATGCGCCCGCCGCGCGCACGTCTACGAGCGCCTCGTAAACCGCGTCTGCAAGAACCTGGCTTTGCGTTTCGTAAGTCGGTGGAACCGTGGTTGTTGTGACCAGCGCTTCCGTAAACGCGTCTGTGATGATCAACTGAGCGCGCATAGCGGGGCGCCCCATCGAGTCCAAAAACTCGATCACGCTGGCGCGCTTGACGCCCCCGACAGCCAGCGCGGCCTCTTTGATGGCTGAGAGCGTGCCTCCGCGCGCGGTGCTCCAGAAAGCCTTTGCCCGAGCGCGGAGGTCATCGTCGCTTTCCTCGTCCGCGCCACCGCTCGTGGCCAGGGTATTCGTAACTGCAAGCGTGGTCGGTGCTCCCGTGAGGGTGCTCACGATGGTTGTGATGACGCCTGCCTTTGCCTGCTGTGACAATCCCGCTTGCGCTGAACGCACTGCGACGAGCACGGGCCCAATGCTGTTCGCGGGGAACACGGCGTCTGAGATCGTGAGGAGCTGCCTACCGTCGTTAGTTTGTACCTTGGTTCCGCTCGGGATGTTGAACTGGGCAGCGGTGGCGACCGTCGTGCTGAACCGCACGGTGCCGAAGCTTGGGCTGGCCGACTTGGCGCTGAGGCTGTACCTGTCGAACACGAGCCTGCGCAGGTACTGCCCCCGCGCCGAGTCGAGGAACTGCCCGGCGCACACACGGGCTAGGTGCAGCACCAGCTCATCACCAACACCTGCGTTGGTGGCGACGATGGCGTTGGCGTCTGATCCATCGCGCTCCACAACATCGCGGCGCAAGCGGCTGTTCTTGGCCAGGATCTCGTCTCGTCCGACACGGAACAGGTCTGAATACGACGGGAATGCGGTCACAGCATCTCCTTACAGGCTCACGGTGGGCACAAGGAATGTGTCGCGGATCTCATCGCCCGTGGCGCGGAGCTTCGCAGCGAGCACGATTTGCAGCACGCCTTTCGCGCTCAGGCGCACGCTGACGCTTACTTCGTCGACCTCAGGCTCAAGCTTGAGCTGCCTCTCTACGTCAGCCTTCAATGCGGCAAGGCGGCTACCTCCGAGCGGCTCTTTTAGGGCGATGCCGAGCCCGTACCCGACCAGGTGGAAGAACTCCCCTGGGTTGGTTGTCAGGCGCCGCAAGAACAGCTTGCGTAGGAGAGTCACGCCGGCCTCTGTGTCGTAGTCGCCCGACGCGCCCACGGTGAACACGGCGCCGCCTTGGCCGTCATTGAGCTGCGGCTTGGCCAAGTCGACCATATCGTTGCGCGAGGCTTGGTTGGTCTCTGCAGCAGCCTGGCACCCGGCGAACAGCGCAGTCTTGGGACTGCTGGCGAGCCAGCCGTTTTCGTCTGTGAGCAGCAAGGCTTTCACCGTGTAGTCCGTGCCGCTCGGCCCGAGCTTCTGAAGCAGGTACAGCTCAAACACCGACGCAGGAATGGCTCCGGGAACTTCGCGCACGCTGAGCACTGTGAACTCGGCGAGCGTATCGTTCCGAAGGACGGTCCAGGTGCGCGGGTTGAGCGCAGCGGTGCGGTCTGTGCCCTCCAGCCGAGCCCCGCGCGTGAGGGTCACCCGCACGACCAGCTCGCCGCGCGCGTGAGCGTTGGCGATGCTCAACGGCACCGAAGCAGCAAGTCCGTATGGTGTAGTGCCCCACGCTGAGAGTCCCCAGGTCATGTGGCCTCCGTTTTGGTGGCGGCGGTCGTGGCCACTGTTGCAACGTATGGTACTGCGGGCGGCGCGCTGACCCCTACGAGGGTGGGCACTGGCGCGACAGGCAGCGCAACGGCGGCTGCGTTGAGCGCAATCGTGTGGACATGCCCCGCAATCGCGGCTTCCACGGCTGCCTTGATCGCTGCCTCGACCAAAGGGGCCAGCGCAACTGGCTGCGATGTGTCGGCAAGACCCAACTTCACTTTGCCGGCCCCAAGGTTCTCGATGATGACGTCGCCCGTACCCTCAACACGGATGTCGATGTTGGCGCCTGATCCTCTCAGCTTGTAGGCGGCGCCGGGCTGCATGCGAATCACGGCGTCTGTCGGTGGCTCGTCACCGCCTGGCGCCCAGTCGAGATCAGTCCCAGACGGCGGGAGATCTCCGCTGTTCCAGAAACGACTGATGATCACAGGACCGTAACTACTGTCGCCCATTGGGATCGCGACAAGCACTGTGTCGTCTTTACGGAGAGGCCACCATGCGCCGAAGCTTCCACCGGCGTAAGGCATGCCGACGTAGCAGGTCTCGATTTCGCCCGATGGCTGAAACTGCACATCAGCAAACACGCCTCCGGTGAGCCCTGACACGGCTACAGGGTCGTATCCGAGATCAACCACCACGCCGAACGTCAGCCAACAGCGCGTGTCTGCGCCTGGTCGTGACATTACCCCCGCGCCGGGACGCCTCATAGCTTGGCCGCTGTCTGCGTGGGCACGCTGACGTCGAATGTGGGGCCGCCTGTTTTGCTGATGGACTTGTCTTTGTCGTAGGTCTTCTCGACGAAGTTCTGAAAGTCGAAGTCGATCGTAAGGCCCTCCTCGCCCCATTTGTAGTGGACCGAGGATACGCGAAAGAACCCCTGCACTTCGTTGATCAGGCCACGGGACGTAGCGAGGATTACCCGCGCCAAAGGCTCTTGGCCTAAGCGGGCGCTCAGCTCAGCGACGGCTTGCGCAAAAGGGGCTCTCATGTGATCGGTGTAAGACGAGACAAGCGGCGCCACTTTCGTCAGAGCACGCACGTCGGTGGCGAACTGCACCGCATCGCCGGGCCGCAGCTTGAGCAGGTCTGGGTCGCTGTTGTCGCCTCCGAATGAGGCGAGCTTGTTGGTGCTACACGACCCTGTGATCTCCCCGCGCGCCATCTCCTCGTAGATGGACTGTGCCATCAGAGTGAGCCGATCGACGTCGGAGATCTCCCCCACTCTTACGAATAGCGTGTCTGCCATGGACTTCACGCCGTCTGCGTAAGCGCGCGTGGCGATCGCTTCGGTGGGGTACAGGCCTTTGATCTGTCGTGCTGCGCCACGCGCGGCCGCGCTCGTGTCGATGCCCACGCAGCAAACCTGCCGAGGCTTCTGGTAGCCTCCGAACTTGCGCGAAAACTCCATGGAGCTCACATCGCGCCCGTACACCATCTTGCGCACGCTGATGGGTGCGATCGCTGCGCTGCCTTGGGCGTCGAAGTCCCGCGTCAGGCCTCCCGCGAAAGGCGTAGGCACCGCAGGGTCAAACCCCGCACGTTGCTGATCGTACAGGCTGCGCACAGGGCGGATTCTCAGCTCGGAGCCTACGAACGCGGTGAGCGCTCCTGCAAGGAAGCACAGCTTCACGATGACATCCCAGAAAGTGAGCTTGTCCTCCCCACCTGCACCGCTGGCACGCCCGCCAAGCTTCTTGCCCTTGGCGCCCTTACGGTTGCGGCCGATCGCGTCTGCACCTGGGGATGGCGGCGTACCGTTAGGCCACTCAGCCAAGCTCGTACGAACCTTGATCGCGGACATCATTGGGTGACACTTGAGCAAGTCTCTGATCACAAGCTGCACGGGCTGGAGCAGGTTCAAGTCGTCGAGGATCTTGGTGCTCGTGGTGGGATCAGTAGCAATGGGTGTGTCGATGAGGATGCCGCGCATGTCGCGCCCACCCATGCCTACCGTACTGCCGTCTTCGCCGTGCGTGACGTTCCACTCGTCGACAAACCCCGTGAGCAAGACACCCGCCGTGCTGCCGAGTGTCGGATTGAAGACGCTGGGCTTCCTGCCCCCAACGAGCTGCCCTTGCATACCGGCAGCAAAGGCGTCTGGTGTGACAGCGCCAAGGTAGATGTCCACAGCGCACGCTTTGATGGTACGGGGATCAATCGGAAGATCTTTATACGGAAACGTCAAGTTGAACCGGCCCGAAGGCCGGTGCCCCGGCAGCTCGACGCTGGCAGA